TATTTTAAACCCTGTTCTTTACGGGTGCTGGTATCCCAACTACCAATGTCCTCGTTAAAGTTGGTGGATTTGAACAGTCCTTCCATATTTGTCACACAAGAGGTATCCCAGTCGTTAATGACAGGGTTATCATTTACCCAAGACACAACATCAGCTGGAATATCGGTATCAACGCCATGGATGTAGTATGTTACAGCGTCAAGGATGTTGTCGTCACTCAGAAATACACATGAGCAGTCTGACGTACATGATAAGATGGTTCCACAGACGTTTAACTCATTAACATTATAATTTGTATAGGACACCGTTTGTGAAGCCCATGACTTTTTTTTACGAAGATAACCCTTAGCTAACATTGCATACCGTTGTTTCTTACTTAAATTACTGTTATTCTTTGAGTATTGAAGTATTTCTGCCTTACGTCTCATATTAGTTACTGCCAGGCACTCACTATATAAACAAGAACCTACATCAATCGGGTTGTTAACAGTGCTACGGCTATTTAAATGACTATTAGTCTTAAAATTCATAACGAAATCCATATTTTATTATATAAATAACTATAAAATAAAAGTTTAAGTTTTCAAGAATTACATTCTATTTTTTACTTCATTACTACTGTTCCAACCGCCCCAATGATTATCAATAACATACCGATTGATTCTTTAATGTTAATTTCAGCATTTTTCTCAAGAAGTAAACTGGTAATTGTAGTGATTACCACTTGCCCTGCCATAAATACTGCTCTTGGATAGGCTGGGTTTGAAGCTAATTTAAATGCTGCTCCCGTATAATAAAGCATAAAAAACTGAGATAACATTAATATAATTATCGGAATCACAGGAACCTTATTAAATAATTCAAATGACGATTTGTTGGTTTCCTTCTTTAATTTCTTTAACCCAAGCTGTTTAGTCTTCACAATTTGAATTATGCCTAATAAAATTGTTGCAGAAATTATTTCGTTATTAAGAAATATGTTATTACTAACTTTATTAAGAGAATATTTAGAAAAAATATCATTTACACTCGACCAAAAACTGGCAAATAATGCGTCTTTTAACCAATTATAAGACTTAACCTGACTAAATTGTCCCATAATTGTTATAAATGCACCAAGAATTATAACCATCAACGACCCAAAACGTTTTATGCTAAATTTCTGATGAAATAATAGTAGACTTGCAAAATACGTTAATATAATCTGGGTTCTTGAAACCGCTACAGGTATGCCTGGGTTTGCTATCTCTGAAATAGCTTTGTTAAAATAATAAATAGTCAGACTAAACGTTAAACCCGCCCCAATGGCATATTTCTCTATTTGAAAGGGAACCTTTTTAAATGTATTTAAGGCAACTATCATAATAGCATTAATAAATAGACAAAAGGGAAGAATGGAATCGGCATCATAATTATTCTGTGCTATTTTAATAAAAGACCCATATAACCCTCCTACTAATGTCATAAAAACGGTTGGTAATATCCATGCTTGCATCTATTATAAAATATTATTATATTATAATATTTTATAATATATATATAATGAAAATAAACACAAGAGCAAAACGTGGTAAAAAAAATAAGCAGAGGAAAACGCGGAAAAACTGCATTCATCGCACAACTGCAGACCCTCGCGTCTTTGGTCCTTATGTTTGGCCTACATTACATATTTTCGCTGAACATTATCCTAAATATCCCACTAAGGTAGAACAACGTCAAGCAGGTAAGTTTATACAAGGCTTACCATATATGCTTCCATGTTATCATTGTGGATGCGACCTATTGCACTTTGCGAAAGCACATTTTAAACATACCTCCCTTAAACACGTTGTTGCAAACCAAGAGAACATGATAAACTTTTTTAGAATGGCACATAACAATGTATCAGGGCACACAAAAAACCAACGTTCAGATTGGAGCTACAAAGAGGTCCGGGAAAAATGGGGGAAAAAACATGTTTGTCTTGGTAATAAAAAAAGATGGCTTGGATGCACCCTTAAACGTTCACTTAAAATTAGAAAATAAAAGTTTAATTATATTTTGGTTAAGTTTAAAGGTATAATAATATATAGTATCCAATGGAAAATATATATTCGTTTTTAAATCTTATAGGTGAAATTTTAGGAGAATGGATTATTCATGAACAGCATGCGGTAGAAATCTCCACATATGTGCTGAATGGATTTTAATGGGAACGTAGTTCCCCTCAGAAAAGGAAACCTTGGTTTCTTTTATTTTTATAAAATCTATATATATATGTTAGAATTATTACACAAATTAACCAGTAATAAATGGCACCAACACATGTATAAATATTTTCTTTATATTTCATATGTTCTTTTCATTTTGTCATTATTAGGGATCACATTATTTAAAACAAATTATCTAGATATTTTAAATAAGTTAATTAAAATATACATTGCTGTTATTTTAATAATACGGTTTAATCCATTTATAACGACAAAACTTGATAAACAGAATATTGAATTTGATCGTGAAATATCATTCTCAGCTGGGATTTTACTGTTGTTGTCTATGATTGTGACAACATATATCACACAAATTTTAGATTATGTGGATTTCGCCTCTGATATGTTCTAATGCTTATATGTCCTGCGGTGTTTTTTCTTAATTTGTCGTCGTGTATATTGTGTCTTATTCTTTTTAAAAAATAATTTTAAAAAGACCATCATCTTTTTGCTGATTATTTTATCTATTATTTGCTCATGATGCGTCTTAATTTGTGGGTTGAAGTTATAATGTTTCATATATTCCACTATATTACCCACAAATACATTTTTGTCCTCTTTCAAACCAACGGTTTTATAATAACGCAATGCCATTTCACTAAATGTTAATTCATATACATAGGGACGCGAATTAATATAATCCACATTACTGTGTTCCATATGTGGGTGATATTGGTCATCCAAAAAACACACCAGAGTATTAGCTGGGAGATTTGTGCATTTTAATAAATCACTATATTTTTTACTATGCGATGTTCTACACATTTCAATCTGTTTATTATTTACTTTAAAAGACGCTATTATATTAGTAAATAAACGGTATTTTAACTTCCAATTAAAATAATCGGCAATCATCTCGGTCCACGATTTTGGACCCTGATTATTTGTAAAAATCATCACATCATCACATTCCCCTTTTTTCTTTTTACTAACTAAGTATTTAAGAATCTTCATCATTTGTGGTCTAATAAATTCGGGGAACGTTTCCATTGCCTCAAAAAACTTACCTTTGTCCAGTTTTCTTTTATAATGATTTTGCAAAGCATCCCAAAACATTCCCAACTCTACAAAATGACCTAATGTTTCATCTAAATCAAATACCACTATTTTTTTAACTTTAGTCATACCCTATAGAGAGAAATAATATATTACAAATAATAAAACTTTTTATCAAAAATATAATATAATATGTTTTATATTATATTATGCGTCTTACTACAAAAGATTACAAACATATTCTAACCCATTATAACATTCCTATCCCTAAGAAAAAAACAGATATGGCTGTTTTAGCAGAAAAAATACTTGCTGGTAAAATGTGTCGCTGCATAAAAGCTATATCAAAAAAACAACCTGCTATAAAAGAAGGAAAAATTATAGGTATATGTACAAAAACCATCTTTAAAAAAAGAAATCTTAAGAAAAAAAATTTTACTTGTAAAAAAAAATATAGCCTTACCGGTCTATCTAAAACGGAGAAACTTCTCCCCCTTTAATCTATCTCCTCAACAACTGGTTTCTGACCCGTTGCTTCATCCATACCTTCTGGCATACCTCCTGGCATTCCTCCTGGCATTCCTCCTGGCATTCCTCCTGGCATTCCTCCTGGCATTCCTTCTGGCATTCCTTCTGGCATTGAATCTGCCATTGCGGTCTGCATGATCGGCACGACCACAGCCTTAATCTCTGTTAATTTAGCCTCAAATTCTTCACATTCTGCATTTGGGTTGTCCTCCAACCACTTAATACCATCATCAATTAACAGTTCCAATTCCACTGCCTGCTCTCCGAGCTTCTCGCGTATCTCATCCGTTGCCCCATTCTTTGTTGAATACAGGAAATTTTCTAACTCATTTCGTGCATCTAACTTCTTAATGTGTGCCTCATCCTCTGCCTTATACGTCTCAGCATCGTCCACCATTCTTTGAATATCTTCCTCACTAAGCTTGCCGCGATCATTATTGATAACCAACTTTTGCTTCAACCCACTCGCCTCAACCTCTGCAGTCACCTCTAAAATTCCATTGGCATCTATGTCATAAATAACCTTAATTTGGGGCTCTCCACGCCGTGCTGGTGGTATCCCTTCCAAACTAAACTCTCCCAAATTATTATTATCCTTGGTCAGCCGTCGTTCTCCTTCATATACCTTAATAAGAGCGCCTGGCTGATTATCTGCATACGTAGAAAATGTGTTTGACTTATTACATGGAATGGTTGTATTTCTTTCAATGATAACAGTCATCACCCCTCCAGCCGTTTCAATGCCAAGAGAAAGAGGCGATACGTCTAAAAGGAGAAGATCCTCTGTTTTTGTGTTACCAACATTGCCTCCCAAAATACTAGCTTGAATTGCCGCACCATATGCTACACACTCATCTGGGTTCACACTTTGACACAATTTCTTACCGCCAAAATAATCCGTCAAAAGCTTCTGGATACGTGGAATACGTGTCGAACCACCCACTAAAACAATGTCGTCTACTTGTGACTTTGCTAACTTAGCATCCTTCAACACCTTATCCAAAGGTTCCATCGCCTTCTTGAACAAATCGTCACATAATTGCTCAAACTTGGCACGTGTTAATTCTACTCGCAAATCCTGTCCATCCATTAACGATTCACATTCAATGGTAGTCCGGGTGCTAGAAGAAAGGGTGCGCTTTGCTCGCTCTGCTGCAGAATGTAAACGACGTATTGCTCTGTCTGAAGTGTGTATATCACCTCCATACTTTCTCTTGAACTCTACACAACAATGCTCCACAATACGCTTGTCAAAATCTTCCCCACCCAAATGCGTGTCCCCTGCTGTTGCCTTAACCTCAAATATTCCCTGCTCCTGGGACATTGCGGTCACATCCTGGGTTCCACCTCCACAATCAAACACAATGATTACCTTTTCCTGAGTATCCCCCATCTTATCTAATCCATAAGCAATCGCTGCAGCGGTGGGCTCATTAATAATACGTAAAATATTAAGACCAGCAATCGCACCCGCATCCTTCGTTGCCTGTCGCTGGGAATCATTAAAATACGCTGGGACAGTAACAACCGCATCGGTTACCGCCACTCCCAGATAACCTTCGGCAATATTCTTCATCTTTGTCAGAATCATCGCAGCAATCTCCTCTGGTGGAAACTCCTTTTCTTCATTCTTATAATCTACACGGAAAACAGGCTTGGAATTACGATTCACAACATCAAACGTAGCATTGTCTACTTCCATCTTAACTTGTTCGGAATCAAAATCAAGTCCAATAAAGCGCTTGGCATCATAAATTGTGTTATTTGGGTTGCTGGCCGTTTGTAACTTGGCTGCTTCACCAATAAGTCGCTCTGTGTCAGTAAACGCAACCACAGACGGCATCGTGCGATTGCCCTGGTCATTCGCGATAATCTCAATACTGTCGTTTTGATATATTCCAACACAGGAATATGTTGTTCCTAAATCAATACCAATGGCGGGTCCTTTTGTTGTACTCATAATATATATTACTCAAATATCATTTTTATACCTTTTTTATAAATCTAATTTTTTTTAGCCTTTAATCAAAATCTAAATTTTGCCATAGATTTTTCTAAAATCTAAATTTTGCCATAGATTTTTCTAAAATCTAAATTTTGCCATAGATTTTTCCAAAATCTAAATTTTGCCATAGATTTTTAAAATCTAAATTTTGCCATAGATTTTTCTAAAATCTAAAGGAGGGGTCAAAGGGGAACGTAGTTCCCTTTATTTGTTCAAGTAATCCATTACAGATAAGATTACCTGTTCCTCCTGATTTAATTTTTGAAAAATGTAACATTCATCCATTTTTAATTGTAACATCCGGTTTGCAAACCCCCGACACAATAAATGAGTTCCGCTTTCTAAAATTTTAATATCACATAAAAACCCTCCATTTGTTAGTTTAATCTTTTGGGGGTCTTTGAGATTTAACCAGCGAACGTGTGAACCATAATGCAAATCAGAGATGTCGTCAACATATCTATAACAATTTAACGACTTATGAATACTTTTTAATTTGTCTTTTGGTAACTGTAACCGTTGTAATACGTCATTTTTCGTACACTTTATTTTTCCATTATCTAAAGCCATTATATTTTGATTGTCTTCGTTTTCTAATGCTACCTGCAGAAACTCCTTGTCAATATCTGTCATTGTATTTATACACCGATAATATTTATATTTATAATTTTTTAAAATTGATAATATATTTTTTAAAATTATAAATATTATTCCCATGAAAAAGAATTTAGTTATAAAACCAGCTAAAAATATAACTATGACCCAAACTATACTTAATGAAGATTGTATTCAAGGAATGAAACAAATGACTGATAATACTGCCGATATTATCATTTGTGACCCCCCCTATAACATTGGAAAGGACTTTGGTAACGACAGTGATAAGCAAGAAATGACAGATTACCTTAATTGGTGTGATGAATGGATTTCAGAATGTGTTCGAATCTTAAAACCGCATGGCACGCTCTATATTTATGGTTTTAGCGAAATCCTGGCATTTATTCGTGTAAGAATAACAATTAATGTCAGGTGGATTATATGGCACTATACAAACAAGGTTACACCCTCCCTAAAATTTTGGCAACGCACACACGAAAGCATATTATGTTGCTATAAAGAACGTCCCATATTTAATCGTGATGATGTCCGTGAGCCGTATACAGAGGCGTATCTTAAAAATGCGGCAGGGAAAGAGCGCAAGGCTACAAAAGGACGCTTTAGTGATGGAACAAAAACTACGACTTATACCGCTCATAAAAATGGTGCTTTACCACGTGATGTTATAAAGGTGTCGGCACTGTCAGGGGGAGCTGGGAAAAAAGAACGTGTGGAACATCCCACACAAAAACCTCTTGAATTATGCAACAAATTAATAAGTGCCTCGTTAAATAAAGACGGCGATACACTGTTAATCGTTCCATTTGCAGGTTCTGGTAGCGAATGTGTGGCAGCAAAAAAATTAAATATAAATTGTATTGCTTATGAAATAAACCCTACTTATGTAGAATTGTGTAAAGAACGACTACGTGACGAAGTCGTTTAACGACTTTGTAGAATCCACTTCTGTAAAATAGTCCGTGAACTCAATATTTTTCTTACTAAAATTTTTTTTTGAAAACCAATATGCCTGTTGGGGTTCAGCAATGCCATCCATGTCCTTTTTTCCTTGTCCTGTAATAACACCCACTTCAATCAAGTGTTTAATTTTATGTCTTGGAGAGATATAAAACTCTATACTATTTAAATTTAATCCACAAATTAATAAATAATCCCACTCATGTCTTAGCTCAACGTGTTGCCACATCCATTCCTCGCCTCTTGCTGTGTATCTTGATGACTTTT